GTTTCGGCTACAATCCCAAGTTGGGAGCCAATACCTGAACCAATTGCCATTTTATTCTCCTATTGTGGATTGAGCGTTGGAAAGTAGGGAAGCGGCTTTATCGGCTGCAACCCAATTGTCGGTTTGTTCTAGCAATGAAGCTGCTGCCTCGGATGAGACTTCAGCGCTTTCCCCTGCCTTCACTGTCAAATTGAGTGAAGGAACATAAAGTTCGCCAAGTGGCGAGATATTCTTGATTTTTGGCATTTGATTCCCCTATATCTTTGCGCGATAAGTGAGTGAAAAGTTGATAACAACAGCAGCGCCGCCAGTTGTCTGACGATAACTCATTTGTGCTGTTTCAAGCCCTGAGTATATGACAACCCCACTAAATGAAACATCCGAGCGAATCGAGTTTTCCACATAACCAAGAACCTGCATTGCGCGAGTTCTGCGAGCTGAGATGTCTGTTGATCCATCCCAAGCCCACATCGAGCAGTTGACGATTCCATCTTCGAACTTGCCGACTGCGCCAAGATTGCGATACTCCTGAGTGAAGTTTGAGGCAACTACTTCATCGCCTTCCATATTGCCATCGTGACCAATACAGACTGCATCTCCTGGATAAGACTGATCAATCTCAATGCCGTCAAAGATTCGAACTGCCGACAGGTTTGAGTCTGCCTTGAGTCGAGTGATGACTGCATTGATGAAAGAAGGAAGTGCGCTGGTTGCCATTTATGCAAGCCCTGGGAAAGATTGAGGATCGAGCAATTCCATCGCTCTGCGAGGAAGTGAATATGTTGAACCTTGGTAGAAGTCATCACCTGACTGATTGCGGGTCATCACATTCATTGCACCGCGCTGTGTCTGCCATAGGTGACGAATGATTTCAAGGACACCTTGCTTTGCAGCCATTGGAGGATTGACGAATCCAGCTACATAGGTGATTTTGATATTGTTGAATCCGCCAGTCCAATATCCGTAAGAGTTGGTTGCATAGAGCGTTCCTGACCCGATGCGATAAAGGCGTTGTCCTGTATAGTCCAAATTGTAGGCAGTAGATGAAACCAAAGCATCGTTCTCATATACAGAAGTGATTGAGATGACCTTTGGATTGCGGATGCGGATGAACTCAGTTCCTCCGTCATACAGCTCATTTGTGAAAGTCCTGCGACCTAGAATTTGTCCAAGATACTGTTCAGCCAAATCTGTTGCTGCATCAATGAAGCGGCGAAGTTCCTCATCCAAGGTTGTGTCTGTGGCTGAGATATTCAAGTGAGACTTGACTTCATCAAGTCCAAGAAGACCAAGATCAGCATAATCGCGAACAGTAAATTCATCGGTATAAGCAGAAGCATTGGTTCCTGTAGCAACCCAACGAACTGCGTGTCTTCCTGTCTGAGAAGGCGAGAAGTCGCAGTTGTAGAGACCAGTGGAAGGGTTTGTGACTGAGCCTGTCGAAGTTGTTCCGTCAGGAAGAGTGATTGTGCAGGTTACTGCCGATGCGTTTGCATTTGCACCTGTTGAATCGGTAATGGTTATTCCTAGAGGAACAACATCTCCCAAGTCATAAGTCATCGGGTTCTCCTTGTGATAGTAGAAGTAGTGCGCTCGCGATTGCTAATTGCTGCGCCTGTTCGAATTCTTGCCAAGATTGTTGATCCGATTCTCAAGGTTTTGTTCGGGTTCATTGTAGCCCCGACTCTGACTCTTTCAACGATTGTTGCGCCTACTCGATAGCGATTGTTGATTGTTGCGCCGCCGATGTAGCCATATCCAGAAGCTGTAAGAGTGAGCGAACCTGAAGCCGAAGTTGCAAAGTAAAGATTTGCAGTTGCAAGTCCATCGATGGAGATTGACCCTGCGCCTGTTGTTGGATAGGAAAGTCTCTGAACTGTTCCTGAGCCTGAGATACCGATTGAGCCAGCGCCTGAAAGGGATGCAAGAGTTCCTGTGGCAGTTCCAACAATTGTGATGAAACCTTGACCTGCATCGACATAGACAAGCGAATCTGTTCCTGAGCCAACAACTTCGATTGTGCCAGCGCCTGTTGTTGAGAACTTGAGTGAGGCTGTTGCTGACCCTGCAAGGCTGATTGAGCCTGAGCAAGATGTTGGGAAAGTGAGTGAGACTGTGGCTGAAGCTGCAAGCGAGATTGAGGCAGAGCCTGTTGTGGCAAAGGTAAGAGCTGATGATCCAGTTCCAACAAGTGAAATTGAGCCTGAGCCAGTTGCAATCCAAGTTCCGTTATATCGGATGTTGGGGTAATTGTAGGCAATGCTCTCGTTATAGATTGCCATCGCTGTTTACTCCGATGCTATTGTCTGTTGATCCAAATCACTCTGCGCCGTCAGCACATACTCGCCCTGCCCGCAAACATTGCACTTTGTAATAACTTGAGCATCTTCTGGATTGCGCACTTCAACATAGTAATGACTGCAGCAAGGTGAGTTGTATTCGTATTTGATAGCCATTGTCATCTCCTAGTAATAAAGTCGAACTTCGCCGCGACCACCTGAGCCAGCAGTTCCTAGTGTGGAAGCACCGCCTCCACCGCCTCCACCATCTCCGCCGTTACCGCCATTGTTAGCAGAAGCAGTTGCGCCAGCAGAAGAAAATCCTGCACCACCACCACCCCCGCCAAAAGTTATTCCTGTTCCTGATGTGCCAGTTCCACCAGCATAGAAATCGCCAGTACCGCCAATACCGCCATTGCCTGTTCCTGTTGTTCCTACTGCTCCAGCACCACCACAAATGATTCCTCTTGCACAAGAGCCGCCAGTTTGCGTTCCTGTTGTTGTAGCAACCCCAGAACCACCAGCAGTTGATACTCCACCACCAAGTGTTCCAGTTGACCCACCAGATGACGCACCAGTTGCATAAGCAGGGGTTCCTGCTGAACCAACAGAACCACCAGCAGGCGCTCCTGTGTATGAAATGTTTGGAGTTGCAGTTGAAACTGCACTTGTTGCACCAGCAGCAGCACCTGCTTGCAAACCTAAAGCACCTGAACCGCCGCCAGCAAAAACCATTCCATAAATACTTGCACCGCCGTTAGCACCATTACCAGAAGTTGAAGTTCCAGTACCGCCAGTTCCAACTTTCACTGAGTTTGCAACATAAGTCCAACCAGCAGAATAACCACCTGCGCCACCACCACCACCGCCACCAGTTGTCTGTGTGCTTCCTGCACCGCCACCGCCGATGACGATTGCATAGACTCTTTGAATACCAGCAGGAATGTCTGTGACAGCACTATCAGTCGTGTATGTGCGTTGCAGTTTGAGTCCGTAAGGGGAATCAGTAAATGATGAATTTGAATATATTGTTGCGCTCATAGTTGCTCCCTAGTAAAAAAGGTAAAGTATTCCTGCGCCGCCTGCGCCACCAGTTCCAGTTGAACCGCCACCGCCACCGCCACCAAGTCCACCAGCACCACCTACTGAACCAGAAGTTCCAGCAGTTCCAGCACCAGCAATACCAGCACCACCTGCGCCTGTTTGTGCTGTTCCAGAAATAGATGTATAAGTAATACCTGTCAAAATGTTTATACCTGAACCACCATTACCACCAGTGTTAGGACTTGGAGCGCCACCACCGCCGCCACCTGCCAAACCATTACCACCATCGCCTGCTATTCCACCTGAAAAAGAATTTATTGCGCCACCGCCGCCTGAAATACCATTACCACCATTACCTGCTTTTGCAGTTGTTGATATTTGTGCGCCACCACCACCACCACCTGAACCATTATTGCCATTGAGACCTGATGAAACAGTAACAGAAGCACCACCAGGAATTCCATAGTAATTAGTTGAACCAGCGGATTGACCACCACCACCGCCGCCAAGATTTCCTGCTCCGCCACCAGCACCTCCACCACCTGCAATAACATTGCCATAGCGTGTATAACCGCCATTATTACCAGAAGTACCACCTGCGCCCACAACACAAGTTGAGTTTGCTAAAGTCCAGCCCCACGCAATACCGCCAGCACCACCACCGCTTCTTGAAGTGTTACCAGTTCCAGCAGAACCACCACCACCACCACCAACTGCGATGGCATAGACAAATGTAATACCAGCAGGAATATCAACGGTAGTATCGCCAGCGTTCTTGGTCTGTTGCAAGCGCAAGCCGTAAGGCAAGATGAAATGTGTGTTTGCAAATGGGGTTACTGAAGCACCCTGCATTGAGGTTCTTACTTCACCAATTTGTCCGCGTCTTGTTGGGTTAGACATTAGCTGATCCTGTTTACATAACCTGAAATCGTAATGACTGATGCAGTTGCGGCAAAAGCATAGACAGTATTTGCAGCTGATCCTGTGCCTGTCAATGGCAGACCAGCCACGATGAGAACATCGCCTGACTGTGGCGCAAGGGTAATTGGCTTTGCGTGTTGGACTGAGCCAGTTCCACCGAACTGCACTGTGAGCAATACTGGTGAAGTCGAAGTGTTGTTGGCGTATAGCCATACTTCGTCAATGATTGTTGATGAAGTTCCTGTTGCGTGGATAGTTGTACCAGTTGAGGCTGTTTGAACAACTGTGATTGGCTGACCCTGTGTTGAGCCTGAAAGAAGTGTTTTTGTAAAAGTTGCCATTGTTATCCCCTAACCGAAGACTTGTGTGGATAGAACTGTTTGATCTGAATCAGGGTCTCCTGCTGCAAGGCGAGCCTTGACTGTGGCAAATGAACCCTTGGGATTTGTTCCAAGTTCGCCTTCGATGGCTTCAACTGCATCATTGATGTCTGTGTGCTGAGAAGCGTGAGGAACTGTGACCGAATCAAGGGTGTCAGTTGCCGTTGGATTCGTAAGGCTATCAAGAGCGCCAGGATAATTGGTTGCCATTGCGACCCCTTAGATTAGGAAGCTGAGACTGAAAGTGATCCAGCAGCGATTGTCACAACGCCAGCAGATGTGCCTGTTGTGATCGATGGTGAAAGTGCGCCGCCGATGTAGTAAGTGCCTGAAGATGAAGCAGACCAGACTCCGAAGTAAGAAGCTGTGGTTGATGCTGGAAGGTTGATTGAAAGAGCGCCCGATTGAGTTACTGAACCCGATGAAGCCGCGTTCCAACTGACTGCCACGCGAGCATAAGTGCCGCCTGTGACCTCAGATGCGCCAGTTGTTCCTGGATCAGCAGTATGAAGCGAAACATAAGCCCATCCTGTTGTGGATAAGGCTTGATTGGCTTCTGTGGTCGAGATTCTTGCCATGTATTACTCCTTATGAAGTAGGGGATGAGGGTTGATTGCCAGGGGTACGACCAACCCTCATCCTTGACTTTGTTGAATTGCATGATCGCGCATCTGAATGTGATGCCTTTCATCCAACCAAAATTGCTTGTGATGGGGAAGGATTGCTCCTGTGTGAGCAAAAATTTTGTAACCCATTGATTTCAATCGCTTGGAAAAGAGCAAGTCCTCGCCAAAGTAAGTGCCATCGATTGCGCCTTCTACGAACCAAGCCCAGTCCTTGCCTTGATGTGCAGTGGCATTGGCTTGCATATCGAGAAGAACCTTGCGATGGATAAGAATACAGCCTGTGCCGACTGCATCGACTTCAATCAATTGATTGACTGGATAAGCATCAATCGGCTGCAAACCCTTTTCAGGATCCATTCGATAGATGGTTGGAACTGGTCGAAGTTCATCTGCGCCATCAAAGAAGGCTGCGAATACTAGACCCGACACAATTGGTCGGTCTTTGTCGTGAGCTGCATCAAGCAAC